CATAATCTTATATGATGCCTCGCTTTTACCTTTTTTGTTTAACTTGAAAATTCGTCTTCCAAGTTCCCTAGAATGTTTCTTCAATCTTTCTAGTTGGTTTTCTCCCATAGGCAAGTCTCCTTGTTAAGTTAATGTTACCATAACAAATGGGATTTTTTGGGTGACCTCCTTATTTGTTTAATCCTTCACTCTTATTTTGTTTTAGACTATTCGGTACAATTTTTGTACCAAACATTTGATAAAGAATAACTGCTGCGAGCCATTCTTCGAAACCATATTCGATATTGAGAGAGAATAGTGTGTTTACTGCCCATACCATAGACAGTGGGAAAAGTAATGCGACTAGGATCGCAAACCCTAAGATTATTGTGTATTGTCCTGCGGATACATTGTTACTCATATATAATCATCCAAATCATCAAAGTCTTCATCGTTAATATTATTTAGATCAATCTGGTCTAATTTTTCACGAATTTTAGACTTTGCTCGACCTTTTTTTTCATTGAGTCGCTTTTTCTTCGGAATTTCGTCATCGTAGTTATCATAAAACTCTCGAAATCCTCGATAGCTCGCTCTGTCTTTATTTTTAGCCATTCTACTTTCCCAACTCTTCACCCTCAAAAATTTCGGGCATTGTGTCTTCTATTAGTTTCCTAGTGATACCTTTGTACTTTAGTTTTTTGTCCTTGATAGCAATAATCAACTCTGCTTCTTCTTCAGACACACTCTCTAACAATTCGATAAAAATAGACTCTCGTTTTATCTGCTTGAGATTAGGTGAACTGCTAACAAAGAAATATTTAAACTTTCTCATTTCCGACCTAAGTCGGTTGTATCCAAAATTGCCTGGAATATTGAGTGGTGTATATGGAGGCTTACCTTTAGGCAGGTCAAATACAATGCTCTTGTTAAAATTTAGTCGTAGCAACTCTTTCACTTGAGGCACTAGTCTAGCAATCGTAACAATTGCAGTTTTCCGCTCAGCCGCTTTTAGTTCTGAAATATGGCTAAAAATTTCAGGCAAAGTCATTTTGCTCAAATCTATGGGACGCTGTGGCATATTAAAATTCCTGTAGATGTTCCATCATGTTTTTCATTTTGTTTTGTATGAAGTAGTTAAAGAGTTTACTTCTATCCCTTCTAGGCGCATCTTCATACTCTTGCAAAATCTTTTCTTGAAGTTCTTGGGGAATCTTACTCAAGTCAATTAATATTTGATTGCGATTATAATTCCTCAACATATCTGTTGTACAGAATTCTTCAGGATCTTGCGTTATCCAAGTATTTAGCTTCTTAGCGGTAATAGGTTTTTGTCTCGACTCTGTGACAAACGTATCGTCATTAGACAAGATATTGGGAATACCATCACTTCGATCACCTCGAATAATATGTTCGCACAAGAAAGCATGAGGATTACATTCTGGTCGAATCAACTTCTTAGCCATAGGGCTATACTGATCTACGTTGATAAACTTCTGAAGCTGCATAAAGTCTTTATCACTAGACAGAATCAGAATCTTAGGAGTCTCGGAGTTTCTTAGAAACACGCCGTACTCATTACACAAAGTCCCAATAATATCATCCGCTTCAGCGCCATCCACTTGAATAACTTTGTAGGGAAAATTTTGTTTCAACTCATCCTTGATTTTGTGAAGAGTCTCGAATATCAATGCCCAGTTATAAGGCGATGCTTCACGTTCTTTTTTGCGAGATGCTTTGTAATAGGGAAACAGACCTCGACGCCAATAGTTTTTGTCATCTGCACAGATAATCATATCGCCGTATTCGCTGCCGAATTTTTTGTTGTACGATCTCAGAGAATTCAACACCATATGGCGTATCATATTCTCATCGACGTGTTTAGAAATACCAGGCTGCATCATCAGGTTCGATATCATCACCTGGTTCAAATCCACGAGTATCATTTTATAGTTCTCTTGTTATGAAATTTTCAGTACTATTGTATCAGAATTGAAGCGACCTGTCAAGTGTTGCTCTTTAGTTTTTAGTTCGGGCAGTATCTTCTTCAACTTGATTTTACCCGCTCCTAGCAGTTCCGGAAGAACTACTTCAGGCTTGCGCAATCGCTTCCCAATACTAGACTTAGTATCGAAGTTCTGTAGTGTTGTTCCTTTGAACGTGAGACCTTTAGCATTGTCGGTATTGTATACACCTAGCAACTTAGTCTTTACGTTGTACGTCCACACTTGAGACGCACCAACAACTTTCTCTACTGGAAGTCCGGTCAAGTTTAGTTCTTTATGTTCAGTCAAATAATTTACTTTCGCTACAATCTGCGTGACAGGCTTTTCTTTTGTTCTGCGTTTCTTACGTGTAGGCTTGCTTTCAATAGCAATCTTATTTGCAGCAGACACTATACCATCATACAACTCACTTAACTTACGCAACTGTGGTTTCTTGAAATGTGAGTATGCTTCTTTGATCTGATCATCATTACCTTTAACTGCAGTGGTGATCTCTTGCGCCGGCTCAACAAACATATCACAAATCTTCTGCAAAACAACAGAACTCAAATTCTTACTTTTCAAGTATTTTTCGATATCATATTTTTTCTTGAAATCGGATAATATGAAATCATCGATAATCCCTTCGAGTTCTCCGGCTTCATCACGGGCTCGTTCTAGAATTCTATCTTGAATCGAAATCTTGGGTGCAGCAGATACCTGTACTTTGACTTTTTGTTTACGTGGCTTTTCAGTTAATAATTTTTCATAATTCTCATCGAAGAATGATTTGGTATGATCGTCAGGATTCATACCTAGCACCATCATTCTTGCTATCCAACCAACTTGTAATGGGACTTTAGATTCAGGTAAAGATTTGAATTTCTTAGCATCTCCAGACAGTTTCATATGCTTACAGTATTCGATCAAAAAATCTTTTGCCTTCTTTTGATCATAACAATAGTTGTAAAAATTGAAAGCATCCATCAACTTACTTTTACTAAAGTCATTGTTCCAAGTGGGCTCAAATCCCATTCCCATAACTTCTTTAGTTCTAAGTCGCTTAGCCATTATAAATCCTCAAGAAAAAAACACGGGTGGTGTTACCCACCCGAGAAAAGGAGTCAAACCAACTCATAAGGAAATTTTAATAAACGTTGATAGAAGTTTCAACATGCACATGGGTACCAGGATGCTCTCGAAGAATAACTCGTCGGCTAGTACCTTCGTGCGAGTACCAAACTTCATATCCAGTGATATAAGTTCGAGTCGTAGGAACAGGAACTTCCTTACACTCGGTTCGAGTTTGAGTGTGTGTCACCGGAGAATGACCAACTACAACTTGACGCATACGATCTCGCTGAGAATGTGCGCCAACTAATGCTCCAACTACGGTCAGTGCATCTTTACCTCGTCCACCACCGAACTGATGACCAATCAGACCTCCGACGATGGCGCCCATAACGGGAGCAGCCGTGTTGCGCTCGTAGCTGTAAACAGGCTCATAGTTAGTGACAGGAATTTCTACGTTGTAGCAATCACGTCGATACAACATTTCAGTCCTTTCCGTTTCGATAGGCTTTACTTGTGTAACTTCAGCGAGAAATACGTCCGCCTCAGTAGAAACCGCAAAAACCGCCGCAGCAATCAAAACGATTAGTGTGAATGCCTTTTTCATTGTTACCTCTCCTATGTCTTATACTATGTATCTTACCAAAACATATAATAAATGTCAAGCCGAATAATGGAGAAAAAGTGGAAGTTTCATAGTTCTTTGGCTCCAGAACGGTTAATTATCATATCTTTGGGATAAATTCCTAGTCTAGCACCAGTATATCTAACGCCATCGATAACAAATCCTCTTCCAGCCCTAAATGTTGCACCTAGAATGGCTTTGTATTGCCCAGTCTTAAATTCTTTAGCGTCTCCATTATGGACTAAATGATCGGAAAAGTCAAGCTCAAATAGTTCTTTATTTTTTACAGGCTTGATAATAGCCGATCCTTGACCGATTATCGTTACATTATCAATGCCAAACTTTTTACCATATTCTGAGCCGAATACCGAAAGATTTATAAGTTCATCATCCCGTATGTATGAATAAACGGGATACATCAAAACTCCATTTTCTATCAAATTGCTACACCCAATCAAAAACTCTCTAACTTCGGGATGATTGTATATCTTTGCGCCGGCTTGATTTGAAACTCCACCATACTGCTGAAAGGCTTTTGCTCCTCCAGCTTTTTTGTGGGATATGTAAATCTCATCTCCCTTTGTAGATACTATATTAAAATCCGACTTTGCTTCCCTACCTAAGAATTTTTCTGTAGTGTTGCGTGTTCCCGTAATCCCTTTGTAGATTTTTCTTTTCGGATCTCCCTTGATCTTTAAATCAAAAGGCCCTACTTGTGCGACAATGCTCTTTATAATTTTATCTAGATCATTGAGTGCGATAGCCTCTTCTTTTAGAACATCTGTAGATGTAGGCTTTCTGATTTTTCCAATTGGAATAAGACCATTTTTATTTTTGTATCGAACTTGCGCATACGAAACTTTATTGATCAACTTCAAACGATTAGATCTAAGTTTGAAGCCATCCTTTTCTTCCAGTTTGAATAGAATTTTTTTCGCTCGCTCGTCCACCATAGAAGCTTCCATCTTGTTTTCAATTACAAGATCTAAGTCTTTCCATTTAGGATTTTTCCCGACATACTTATCCCAAGCGGATCCGCCGGCGGTCGTTTTACCCGACAAGGTTGCCATACATAGAACTACTTTATAGTTATGAGTGTCTACTATTTAGCCTTTCGAGCAACAGATTTTCGTTTTTCCTTTTCTTCTTCTAGTTGATCCATCTTCTTCAATCGAGTAGAGACTTCTTTAGCAGTCATCCACATATCTTTACCTTTGATCAAAGACTCAATCTCTTCCTTAGTCATAAAATCCTTATACACGTCCTGTAGAAGGCTCTCAGTCCATCTTCGTTCGTGGGTTATCTGATCGTACATTTCTCCCCCTTTACCGAATGTGCCTCCAGAATAATCGTGGAACATAAACACAGAGTGGTCGCTGATCTCATACGAATCTGCTGCTAGGAAAATCATTGTGGCGGCAGACATACAGTATCCCTCAACGGAACAGATAATGTGTGCTTTGGAATCTCCCATACAACGAATAAATTGAATTGTAGACGAAACATCGCCACCAACAGAATTGATGTGAATGTAGATGATATCGTTTTGTTGTGCGTTGCGCATAACGTCAAACGTATCGATGTATTCTTCTGATTGTTTGATGTCGCCGTTTAGATAGATGTTGTAGATGTACCCGATTGGAATGGGGTTTCTTACAATATTTGTCACATTAACTTCTTTCATAATATCACTCATAATACATGATTCCTATGGATTTTTGCTCCCACAAAAGAATTGTAATATTCTTCAGGCTTCAATAAAACATCAAACTCCATTTGATACTTCAGTTCCCAATAACTACACTCACCCTTCGTTTTACAAAGCCTCAAGATTTCACGTTTAAATCTTGATTCTCCACTTTCTTCAACTAGTAACTTTACCTCTTCACTAGATCCGAAATATTTTTGCCAGTCCGATTCAGACTTGACGATTCGTTTTCTTGTCTTACCTTTAAGGGGTGGTTTCTTCTTTGTACTCCAAAACCACTTCTTGCCAATATATTTTTTGTTGTTATCTGTGTCGGTGATCTCATACACAAATCCGTAGTAGTCACCAATCATTTCAGAAGTAAATTCTTTACTTTCGTATATCCACATTATTCCTTTAGTAAGTCATCGTCCTCC